GTTCAAAGAAGAGTGGGTTGATATAGGTAGAAAAAAGAAAGGTGGCGGACATGCACCTTGCGGTAGAAAGAAAGCGTCGACAAAACGTAAAGGCTACCCAAAATGCGTACCAAAGTCTAAAGCTGCTAGTATGACTGCAGCTCAGAAAAGGAGCGCAGTAAAAAGAAAACGAGCTAAAGCGCAAGGAGTGGGTGGAAAGCCAACAAATGTGAGAACTTATGCCAAGAAAAAAAGAAAATCCAATACGAAGAACAACAGGAAAAGGCGGTAATTACCGAAAAACCAAATCTGGTGCCGGTATGACCAAAAAAGGCGTGGCTGCATACAGGCGCGCGAACCCCGGTTCTAAGTTAAAGACTGCTGTTACTGGTAAAGTTAAGAAAGGTTCTAAAGCTGCGAAGCGAAGAAAGTCATATTGCGCAAGATCTTTAGGTCAATTAAAGAGAAGTTCAGCGAAAACAAGGAATAACCCTAATTCTAGAATCAGACAAGCTAGAAGAAGATGGAAATGCTAACTAGTGACAGATCAAATTAAGATAGAATGCTATAAATGCAAGAAATTATTAGCAGATAACCTAGTTTTACCCAAAGGTTTGTGCGTATATTGCGCCGCAGACGAGGCAGAACAGCTTCCTCAACCCCAAAAACAAGAAAAAATATCAAAAAAAGAACAAAATGCCCAAATTCGTGCAGAGCAAGAGCTGGCAAAGCGTATTTTATCCAGAAAACGCATGTTGCCCTTCGTTGAAAAATTTAATCCAGACTACCAAGCGGGTTGGGTGCACAAAGATATATGCAATAGGCTAGAAAAATTTAGTCAAGACGTGTCAGATAAGAAATCCCCAAGACTTATGCTGTTTATGCCCCCTCGTCATGGTAAATCTACCCTTGCAAGTATTGCCTTTCCTGCTTGGCACCTCGGACGTAACCCCGGACATGAGTTTATCAGCTGTTCATACTCAGGTTCGTTAGCTATGAGTTTTTCTAGAAAAGTTAGACAAGTGCTCAGAGAGCCAAACTATAAAAAAGTTTTTGAATCTACTAAATTAGACAAAGATTCACAGTCCGTAGAGTCCTGGCAAACAACCGAGGGCGGTGGTTATGTAGCAGCTGGTGTCGGTGGTGGTATCACAGGTAAAGGTGCGCACATATTATTAATCGACGACCCGGTAAAAAACAGAGAAGATGCAGAATCAGAAAACAATAGAGAAGCGACCTGGGATTGGTACACTTCTACTGCTTATACCCGTCTTGCTCCAGGCGGAGGTATCTTGGTTATTTTAACAAGATGGCACGATGATGATCTAGCCGGACGCTTGTTGACTGCTAGTGAAAATGGTGCGGACGATTGGGAAGTAGTTAAATATCCAGCCATTGCAGAAGAAGATGAAGAGTTTCGTGCAACGGGCGAACCGCTGCATCCCGAACGATATGATGTAGAGTCTTTAGAAAAAATACAAAAAGCTATAGGTCCTAGAGACTGGACGGCTCTATATCAACAGAACCCAGTATCAGATGAAGGTGATTATTTTACTAGAGACATGATTCAATATTATGACCCGGCTGATATAGACTATGATAAGATGCGTTATTATTGCGCATGGGATTTAGCTATCGGGCAAAGAGATAGAAACGATTATTCTGTTGGCATAATGGTAGGTATCGATGAGTACGATAATATGTTTGTTGTCGATATGATCCGTGGCAAGTATGATGGTTTTGAATTGGTAGAAAAAATATTAGATTTCTACGAACAGTGGAGACCTGGTATAGTAGGAATAGAACGTGGACATATAGAAATGGCCATCGGTCCTTTCTTAGAGAAACGTGTGGCAGAGCGTAGATTACATTCTGCATATTTTAAAGATTTAAAAGTAGGGAGACGTGACAAAGAAGCAAGAGCTAGAGCTATTCAGGGTAGGATGCAACAGGGTAGAGTTTTTGTACCTGAAGATGCAATCTGGACTGGGCCTCTTGTGGCTGAACTTTTGCGTTTTCCTAATGGCGTGCATGATGACCAAGTTGATGCTTTGGCCTGGGTTGGTTTAATGATGACAGAGTACGCAACTTTTTACGAAGCACCAGAGCATGTACCTTCGTGGAGAGATAGGTTAGAATTAATGGCAAAAGGACCGAAAAAGAAATCGGCAATGAGTGCGTAATATGGCATATAGTAAAAAACCAAGTACAAAAATTAAAGACGCAGAAGAACTAACGTTAGCGAAAAACCAATGGAATGCCTACACTCGTGCGCGAGATCATGGTCATGAAGAGTACGTACACATGGCTAAAAAGTGTGACCAGTACTACAGAGGAGAACAATGGGACGAGTTTGATATGCAACAGCTCGACGACCAGGGCAGGCCAGCTCTAACTATAAACACTATCTTACCTACCGTAAATGCAGTACTTGCAGAACAAAGTACAAAAAAAGCAGATATACAATTTAAACCTAGAGGCGGCGGCAACCAAGAAATAGCGGATGTGCTAACACAAGTTTACGCACAGATAGCAGATAACAATAAATTAGACTGGGTAGAACAACAAGTTTTTTCTGATGGCCTTATTCAAGATCGTGGGTATTTTGATGTGCGTGTTGATTATGATGATCATATACAAGGAGAAGTAAGAGTTACAGCCAAAGATCCATTAGATATTTTAATAGACCCAGACGCAAAACAATATGACCCAAGAACTTGGAATGAAATATTCGAAAGTAAGTGGATGAGTATAGACGAGATAGAAGAAACGTATGGGCAAGACAAAGCAGACAAGTTAAGGATGCTAGCAGAAACAGGCACCACACTAGGTGCTGACTCTATGGAGTTTGAAGAAGAGAGATACGGAGATACCGACGAATATAATTACGGACAACAGTATCCTGGAGATCCGGAGAACGCACGATTACTTAGGTCGATAAGAGTTATAGAAAGACAATACTACAAACTAGACGACTGCATGTTTTACGTCGACCCTGTGACAGGGGATAAAAGAAAAATACCAAATGCCTGGGGCAAAAAGAAAAGAGAAGCTTTTGCTGACCAGTTTGGTTTGTCTATAATGACCAAAAAAATGCGACGGGTCCGTTGGACCGTGACCGCGGACACTGTAGTGTTATTTGATGACTACTCTCCGTATGATCATTTTACAATCGTGCCATATTTTCCATACTTTCGAAGAGGTAAACCGTTTGGCATGGTTAGAAATTTATTGTCACCACAAGAACAGCTTAATAAAATATCTTCACAAGAATTACATATAGTAAATACAACAGCTAATAGTGGTTGGATTGTAGAGTCTGGGTCTTTGTCTGGTATGACAGCAGATGACTTAGAAGAACATGGTGCAGAAACAGGGTTGGTTCTGGAGTATAACCGTGGCTCTACTCCTCCAGGTAAAATACCACCGAACCAAATACCTACAGGCTTAGATAGAATAAGCCAAAAAGCGGCTATGAACATTAAACAGATTAGTGGAATTACTGACGCTATGCTCGGTACGGATAGTCCAGAAGTTTCAGGCGTAGCTATTCAAGCTAAACAAGGTAGAGGTTCTATGTTGTTGCAAGTGCCTTTAGACAATTTAACAAAAACTAGACAATATCTAGCTGAAAAAATATTACAAATGGTACAGACTTACTATACAGAAGAAAGAATCATTCAAGTAACTGACGAACAAGACCCATATAAGCCAAGGAACAAACTAAGGGTAAATCAAATGACACCAGAAGGGCAGATTATAAATGATCTTACTCTAGGTGAGTATGACGTAATAGTTAGTACTGCTCCTGCTAGAGATAACTTCGATGAAATGCAGTTTGCTGAAGCGATTGAGCTTAGACAAGTTGGTGTACCAATACCAAACGACATGATTGTCGAATATTCACATTTATCACGTAAAGCAGATATAGCAGAAAGAATAAGACAAGCAGAAGGCACAGCGCCTCCTACTGAAGAACAATTACAATTACAACAGTTCCAAATGGAATCACAGATCAGAAGTACGCAGCTTGAGATTGCAAAACTAGAAGCGGAAGTAACTAGGTTGCAAACTGAATCTGCTCTGAATGTAGCGAAAGTAGAACAAGCTGAAGCTGATCCACAGTTGAAGGTTGCTGAATTACAAAGTAAACTACAAGCAAAACGTGAAGAGCTAGACCTTCGTGAGCGTTTATCAAGAATGACAAACGAGATGCGAATGACTCAAAGCGATACACAAGCCGCTGTCAAGATGGCAGCAGCAGCCGTAAAACCACAAGGAGGTAATAATGGCCAAGCAAGATAATAAAACGGAAGCTCAAGCAGACGACACACTTGTGTTTGACGCCATGCCTGGAGCTGATGTAAAAACCGAAGAAGATGCGAAAGGTTTTGAAGTTGATATGAACTTCGATTCTCCTGACGATGAAGAAGTAGAATTTCCAAAGGAGGAAGAAGTTGAAGAAGTCGAAGAACTTAAAGCTAAAGAAGAACCATCTGAAGAGCCTGAAGAGGAAGCAGAAGAGGAAGTTGTTGAAGATACAGACGAAGTCGCAGAAGATACAGGAGAAGAAACAGTATTGGCAGAAGATGACGGAGATCCACAACCAGTTGAAGAGCCAGTTGAGGAAAAACCTACAAAAGAACCAATGATTCCTAAGTCTAGGTTTGACGAAGTCCTAGCAAAACAAAAAGCCCTGCAGAAAAAATTAGAAGAAGTTACTAATCCTATTGAAACAGTAGAAAACGAACCTGAGTATGATTTTGATGCTAAAGAAGTTGAGTACCAAGAACATATTTTAAATGGTAGAACATCAGAGGCTGCAAAACTAAGAGCAGAAATTAGAAATGCAGAACGTCAGTCTATGATGTTTGAAGTGCAAAATAGAATGGGTAAAACAGTTGAACAAAGCACTGAATTGTCTGCTTTACAAGCTAAAGCTGCAGAGTTAGCTACTTCTTTCCCTGTTTTAGATGAGACCCATGCTGATTTTGACCAGGTTAAGACACAAGAAGTGCTAGATTTAAGGGATGCTTTTATGGTGCAAGGTTTTAGCGGTGCAGATGCTTTGGATAAAGCTGCAAAATATATAATGGGTTCTCCTGTACAGGAGGCTTCAAAAGCTGACCCAGTACAACAAAAAATTGCACAAAAGAAACAAGTTTCTAACACTAAAAAGAAAATAGAAGCGGCAGAACAACAGCCTCCTACCTTAAAAGGTGCGAGTAAACAAGAGAAAAAAGTAGATATTAATACACTTTCAGCAGATGAATTTGATGCTTTGCCTGCTGAAACTTTACGTAGAATGCGTGGAGATTTCGGATAAAGTGTGTTATAAATTAAATAAGTTCGCACGTAAGAGCGATATCTTACCGGGGTCGTGTCCGTAAAAAACGTTTTCGCCTGTTAGTGCGTAAAACTAACCGGAGTCGTACTCCGTAACTAACGAGAGCGTTTC